CACAAACACATTAGTAATAATTATGCGCAGCGGCGTTTGGTGGCAATATAACGATGTCCAGCCAAATGTATGGATGGGCCTTAAGAACAGCCCGTCAACCAATGACTACCTACCTATTATTGAGGCAGCCTGCTCCTCTCACCACGCAGCCGATATAAACGCGCTTTCTGCAGGAACTAAGGAGCGACTTAGTTACACAGCTTCTATTGCAAGTAGGGTTCAACAGGGTAACCTTCCTAATCTTGACGAAACACTTTTTGGCTCAAAGGAGTAGCTTTGAAATCATACGGACCACTATACGGCGGAAAACTACGCTACTGGCATAAGAAAGCTTTTCCTATTATTGAAGTGGGAACAACCCAAGAAACTGAAATGCCTTACCGTAAAGGTAAATGCTTAGTCTTTCGTGCTCCCTTTACAGAGCCAGGGTTCTACTTAGGTGTGTGGGTAAAGCGTCCAGATATTGGGTGGGATGACGAAGACAAGATTGATGAGATACTATCTGGAGCTATGAAGGCTAGAGTAGCTTGGAAGCCAGAGGATGGTTTATTTGATGAATCCTTTTAAACGTAAAGAAATATGGGTAAAACCTTTTTCTGAAAAGGTAGCTAAGAGAGTTGCAAAGATACCTACTATGGAACTTGAGCAGTGGGCTGAGCAAGCTACTTATGAGGTTGGCAGATGCATGTCCTCTTACGCAAAACAAAGAGAGTCTATTTTTTTAGACGAAGCCTTACTAGGTGCTGAAGCTTTACATGCTGTAGTCCATGAGTTAAAAACTAGAACGACACGCCAATAAGTAGATTTGTCGACAATTGTGCTACACTTATGCTGCCTCTCTTCCTCTTCCCGTGATGGCATCAAAAGGCCCTGGGTTTAAACGCCCAGGCTTTTTGTTTTTCACCTAAACTAAGGGCGATATGGATACAGAATTAGACGACGAAGAGTTCTTCCCTGACGAAGACGAAGACCTGGAGCCTGAAGAAGAAATTGAAGAGCTTGACGAGCTCTCTAAAGAATTTGTTAAAAAACTTGTAGATAGATGCATTCAGTTTATGACAGCCCTGGTTGGGCATGAACTTCACCCGTACCAAATGCCTTTGGCTCGGCGCGTTATTGAGTCCGTGCTAATTAACGACGGTGAAGAGGTAACAGCGCTTGCAGCACGTCAGTCAGGTAAGTCGGAGACTATCGCCAACACAGTAGCTACTCTAATGGTATTACTACCGCGCCTAGCTAAGATGTACCCCGACTTGCTTGGTAAGTTTAAAGACGGTATTTGGATTGGCATGTTTGCCCCAGTTGAGGGCCAGGTGGAAACGCTATTCGGTAGAACTGTAAACCGCCTTACCTCAGAGCGAGCACTAGAAATTTTGGGAGACCCTGAGATTGACGATAGCCTAGGTAAGGTTCCTGGTGTTACGCGGCAAATCAAATTAAAGAACTCTGGCAGCAGCCTCATGATGATGACAGCTAACCCCCGTGCAAAGATTGAATCTAAGTCTTTCCATTTGATTGTTATTGATGAGTGCCAAGAAGCCGATGACTTTGTAGTATCTAAGTCAATCTCGCCGATGCTTGCGTATTACTCAGGAACTATGGTTAAGACAGGTACCCCTACTACGCACAAGAACAACTTCTACCGCTCTATCCAACTTAACAAGCGAAGAGGTACTAGCACAAAGGCAAGACAGAACCATTTTGAATGGGACTGGCGAGACGTTGCAAAATGCAACGCTAACTATGGCAAGTTTATTAAAAAAGAAATGCTACGAATTGGTGAGGATTCCGATGAGTTTCAAATGTCGTACTCGTGCAAATGGCTGTTGGAGAGAGGGATGTTCGTTACATCCACAATTATGGACGAGCTTGGAGACACTTCACAAGAAGTTGTTAAGGCGTGGCATCGTACTCCAGTTGTGGTCGGCATTGACCCAGCGAGAAAATTGGACTCGACGGTCGTCACAGTAGTTTGGGTAGATTGGGATAGGCCTGACGAGTTTGGGTACTTTGACCATAGAATTTTAAATTGGATGGAAATCCAAGGTGATGACTGGGAAGACCAGTATTTTCAAATTGTAAACTTCTTAAGCGCATATGATGTCCTGGCTGTAGGAGTCGATGCAAATGGTGTAGGTGACGCGGTAGCGCAACGACTAAAGTTACTGCTACCTAACTCTGAGGTGCACTCAATTGGCAGTAGCCAACCAGAGCAGTCAAAGCGTTGGAAACACCTCAAGGCCCTTATTGACCGACGTATGGTCGGGTGGCCAGCCCATGCTAAGACACGCCGCCTACGAACTTGGAAGCGTTTTTACCAGCAGATGACTGACCTAGAGACCAAGTTTACTGGCCCTAACTTTTTAGCGCATGCTCCAGATGAAGCCCACGCCCACGACGACTACGCGGATAGTTTGGCCATTGCTTGCGCTTTAACTATGGATTTAACAATGCCATCGGTAGAGGTGTCAAGCTCACCCTTTTACAGATAGTTTTGACTTTAGCCTGATTTTGTTCACTTTAGGTAGCACACTATTTACTGAGGTCCTCAAACCAATTAGGAGTTTATATGTCAATCTCACCAGCACCACGCTTCCCTGAGAAGCACAGTCCTGTATACGACCGTAAGATGGCTGGAGCTGTCCCAGGTCAACGCGGCCCACTTCGTTTTGAAGAAGGCATTGCAACAGATACAGATGTTCCACAATCATTTACAGAAGGCGCAATGCATGGATACATGCCTGCACCTGGTCGCCCAAACCGTAATGCAAACGTATTTGAAAAGCTTCCAGAAGAGACAATGCGCGAGCGCGCACACGTTGGTTCTGCAGCTTGGGTAGAGGCTCCAAACAGCCTAAACGACTTTGCGGCTGGTGCATTTGCTGACCATGGAGACAACCGTTTTGAAGAAGTATTCCGTGACGGTACACATCAAGCAGCGCTTAACCCAGCAGTAGTTCAAGACTAATAACATAAATAGCAAGTCGTTCCCCTGCCTCTTACGTGGCGGCAGGGGGCGGCTGCCTATCTAAGGATTATAAATGGCACTCATTAAGGGTAGAGAAGTAAAAGAAACCCCAACGCAGGTGGCTGCAAACCCTAAGCTTTGGAACATGATTACTGCTCAAGCAGGCGCAAAGTTCTCTAAAAACTCTCCTGCTCGCGGCCACTGGATTCACGCTAAGTACAATCAAATGGGCGGACAATATGTTCAGTCTAAAAAGGACATAGACCCTCGTTTTCGCGATTATGCTCAAGAAAAACGAGATAAAGAAGAAGAGCAAAAGAAAAAGAAAATAAAAAAGCCAGTTGGTAAGCCCAACATACAAGGCGCACGTTACAAATAGTCCGTCGATATGTTAATATATCGACATTGAGTTTTTACTTATTTTGAAAGAGGTGATTGGTGAGCGGTATTGATTTCTCTCCTCCGAGTTATCGCGCAGCATCCTCTGATTTAACTATCTCAATTTCACCGCTTGGCTTGGTGGAATTGGCTGATGAAGAATTTGAAGTTCACGGTCCGCGCTTAAACCGCTATTCCCTTAACTGGGCTATGTATCTTGGCCACCACTACTCATATCGTCGCCCAACTGGCGAAGCTCAAATCATGCTCAACTATTACAGAGCATTTACAGATTTTTTAATTAACTTTTCATTTGGCAAGGGTGTTGACTTTGGCTCATCTAAACTAACTGAAGCCATCGTCCCGCAGCTACTAGAGCGAGTATGGGAAGTAGACAACAACAAGGCCACCCTTCTTTGGGAAATTGGTCAGCAGGGCTCTGTATCTGGAGACTGCTTTATTAAAGTCGCATACGAAGAGGCATGGGTTGACCCATCTGGTCGTCAACATCCTGGCCGTGTTCGTATCCTTCCGCTTAACTCTTCTTTTGCATTCCCAGAGTTCCACCCACACGACCGCGAGCGTTTGATTCGTTTTAAGCTTAAGTACCGTTTCTGGGGCACATCCCTTGAAGGAACACGCCAAGTGTTTACATACACTGAGATTTTGACAGACGACATCATTGAGGAGTACATCAACGATGAACTTATTGATTCGCGCCCTAATCCTCTTGGCACTATTCCCGTTATTCATATTCCTAATGTACGTATCAGTGGTAGCCCTTGGGGCCTTTCTGATTGCAATGACATTATTAACATTAACCGTGCTTACAATGAGACTGCTACAGACGTTGCTGACATTGTTAACTACCACGCGGCGCCCGTAACAGTAATCATTGGTGCTAAAGCGTCACAGCTGGAAAAGGGCGCTAACAAGGTATGGGGCGGTCTTCCAAAGGACGCTAAAGTAGAGAACTTAGAAGGCGGTGCACAAGGGCTTAAGGGAGCTATGGACTTTATGGCTCTGTTAAAGAAGTCAATGCACGAAATGATTGGTATTCCAGAGTCTGCTTTAGGCCAGGCTATGCCAGTCTCTAATACATCAGGCGTTGCGCTTTCAATTATGTTCCAGCCTTTGATGAACCGCTACCACCAAAAGATTATTCAATACGCACACGGGCTAGAGCGCGTTAATGAGCTTATTCTTATCTCCCTTGCTGTTAAAGAGCCAGAGACATTTATTTGGGACCCTAACTCTAGCCAAGTCCCCCTTAAGCCAGGCCAAGCTGCTCAGCTAGACCCTAATGACCCAATAACTTTCCAGAATTACGTAAAGTTCCCAGAGCCTTTGCCACTAGATAAGCTAATTGTTCTTAATGAGATTCAAAGCAAGCTATCCCTAGGCCTTGAGTCTAAGGAAGGCGCTCTTCGCGCTCTAGGTGAGCAATTCCCAGCAGAGAAGCTAACTGAGATTCGTCAAGAGCTTATTGAAGATGCCAAGTCAGATGGCGCTCTAAAGATGGTTCAAACTCAAATTGAAAATGACATCATGATGTTAACTGGCATGCAGTCAGCCCAGCTAGGCCCAGGCGGAGCTCCCGCACAGCCTGTAGGTGGCGGAGGTCCTGAAGAAGGGGTCCCTCAATCAGTATTACCTCCAATAATTGACGACGCAACAATTGCTGCTCAGATGGGTGAAAAAGCCCTACGCACTAACCTCGTCACACAAGCGTATGGAACACAACTACCACAAAGGAGAGTTCCAGACGACCTACAAAAATAAAGGTGTTTAGCCTGTAATTTTTCGTAGGTATAGAGAAAATAAACATGTAATACAACGTTTGGTCATTCGTGCTCTCACTTCGGACAACGACCCCTAGAATACAAAGGATGTAAGAATGTCAGAAACTGCAGAAAACATGGCAGCTGCTTTTGAAGCAGATGCTGGAACAGCTCCAGTTGTAAATGTGTCGGGCGTTGACGCGCCGACTGTTACTACTACGGAAGAAGTTAGGTCTAAGTTCTACACGGATGAAGACCTATCTCGTGTCCGTTCACAGGAGAAAGATAAGCTCTACCCTCAGATTGAATCTCTGAAGGAAGAACTTAACTCACTACGAAAAGAAAAAGAAGAAGAAGCAGCTCGTAGAAATGCGGAAGCGCAAGCTGAAGCACTAAGGATTAAAGAAGCACAAGAGTCTGAGCTAGATGCAAAGTCTTATGCTGAACTTAAGACCCGTGAGTTGCAGGAGCAGTTGGAGCGTGAGCGTCAAGAACGCGAACGAGCCTTCGCTCTTCTGGAGCGCGAAAAGACATATGCAGATTTGCAATCTTATCGTCAGAACGTAATTGAACAAGAACGTGACAACATCATTCCACAACTCGTTGATTTCATTCAGGGCAACACCCGTGAAGAAATCGCTGAGAGCGTGGAGCGTTTGAAGGAACGTTCAGCAAGTATTCTTGAATCTGCGCAATCTGCTATGCAGAACGCCAGGAAAGAAATGAAGGGAACGAGCATCTCTGCTCCTCCCGCTGGACCATTGGAAACTAATATGGAGCAACGTACGTTAACGGCTCAAGAAATTGCAGCCATGCCGATGAACGAATACGCAAAATACAGAGACCGAATCATGAGCGACTCAGCTCGTGGTAAGTCTCGCGGGCTGTTCGGTTAAACCCCCCAACCCAAAATCTAACAAGGAGTTAAAGCTAAATGGCATCATCCATTACAGGTACAGGCAATCTTGCCGCTGCGCCTACCGCGTATTCAGGTACCAACACACAGCTGACTCAGGCGATTCAGACCATTTGGTCAAAGGAAATTCTTTTCCAGGCCATGCCTATCCTTCGCTTTGAGCAGTTCGCAGTAAAGAAGACAGAACTTGGTGTTGCACCAGGTCTCCAGATTAACTTCATGCGTTACAACAACCTCGGTTTTGCATCTTCACTAGTTGAAGGTGTTCGCATGCAGACAAACGCACTAACAGCACAGCAGTTCTCAATCACAGTATCAGAGCATGGTTATGCTCTTGCTGTTTCAGAGCTATTGCTTAACGCTTCATTTGATGACGTAATGGCTTCAGCCTCACGTCTTCTAGGTCGTAACATGGCTATCTACCTTGACCAGCTATCACGCGACACACTATACGCAGCAACATCAACAATCTACGGTGAAGACCGCTCAAACCTCTCAGCAGTTAATAACTGGTATGCAGATGGTACAAAGGGTACATCACGTGCTTCTATGACAGGTGCATTTAACTTGACACCTAAGACAGTCAAGGATGCAGTAGAGACACTTGCTACAAAGAACATCCCTCGCCTAGGTGAGACATATGTTGCGTTCATCCATCCACACCAGAGCCGTAAGCTTCGTGACAATCCAGAATTCATTGAAGTCACAAAGTACGCAGCTCCAGGAAACTTCATGCTCGGTGAAATCGGCCGCCTATACGACACAGTATTCATTGAGACCACACAGGTTCTCAAGGTTGCTGGTGGTGCAGGTACTGGTTACTCAGCTGATACAGCTGTTGCTAACCCAACAGTAACTGCTGGTGGAGGCTACACAACACCTGCTACATTCACAGGTAACGGTGCTTCAGACCGCTATTCAGCTATCTTCATTGGAGATAACGCATTCGGTCACGCAATCTCTCTTCCAGTTGAACTCCGCGATGGCGGTATTCTTGACTTCGGTCGTGAGCATGCGCTTGCTTGGTACTCAATCTTCGGACTTGGTCTAATCACTGACCAGTCTGTAGTTATTGCAGAAACCAACTAATAACTTAATAGGTTGGGGGCCCTTCGGGGCCCCCAATCAACCATTCACAGCCACTAATTAGGAGAATACAAATGGCAACAAAGAAGCCTACCGATGTAACTGGTCGTATGCGTGAGCAGCAACTAGAAGAAAATTTAGAAGTTTTGCAGGAGCGAGCAGCCGAGATGTCAATGGCATCAGCTACCGCAGCTCTAAAACTTGAAACAGAAGTTATTGATGCAACTATCCCAGACCGTCAAACTATCATTGTTGATGAGGTAATCACCGTAGGTGAGTCCTCAGATAGCGTGGAAATCCGCGTAATTGAAACAATTGAAAACATGACCCTTGGAGCAGGCAACAACTATAACTTTAAAGCTGGTCAAAAGTACAAAGTAACTAAGCAAGTAGCTCAGCACCTTCGTGAAAAGGGCTATCTAGCGGGCGTTATTTAAGACTACTGTTACAGACAGGGGGCGGGCTTTCGGGCCCGCTTCTTCGTTTGTAGAGATTTTTTATTAAATTACCGTCATCATTATATACACCGTAATGTAGGGAGTTCATATGGCTTTGTTGGCTGACTTGCTCTCTAGAGTCCGTCTAGAGATTGGCGACCAGCAAAAGCAGTTTACTTTTACTGCTACTGGCGACGGGGCTACTAAAGACTTCTATTTAAATGTAAAGCCCGTTGAGCTTACTAATCTTTATGTAACTGTGGCAGGTACTGCTATCGCGTACCCAGCTGGGTACACGCTTGAAGGCAACCTTGGAGTACTTCACTTTGTTACGGCTCCAGCGTCTAACGCAGCCATTAAAGTCACAGGAACAGCAAACCGCTACTTCTTAGATAGCGAGCTGACAACTTTTATTAATACCGCGGTCACTCAACACACTAACAACCGCACAGACTCTTTCGGTAGTTTAGTAGACCTAGCTGCTATCCCTCCCGTTGAAGAGTACCCACTTGCCATCTTGGCAAGCATTGAGGGTCTATGGGCCCTTGCTACAGACGCCGCATTTGATATTAACATCACCGCCCCAGACGGGGTAGTTATCCCACGCTCACAGCGCTATCAACAGCTAACTGGAATTATTGCCCAGCGCATGGAGCAGTACAAGCAGCTTTGCTCTGCATTAAACATTGGTTTGTGGCGGCTTGAGATGGGCACATTGCGCCGTGTTAGCCGTCATACTAACAAGCTTGTCCCTATCTATCTTGCTCAAGAGATAGATGACGCCCGCAAACCAGAGCGCGTTTACATTCAAAATGACCTTAATGGACGCAAGCCTCTACCAGGCTATTCTGGAATATACGACATTGCTTTATACCAAGGAGACTCTTGGTCAGCAGAGTTTGACTTCCCATTTGACGTCTCCGCTCTTACTTTTAAAGCTCAAATCCGTACGTATCCAAACGCTCCGCATTATTATGCAGAGTTTGGGGTTTCAGTTCTTGACGCTGCAACTGGAAGAATTAGACTCACACTAGCGCCATCGGTTACTAAGCGCCTTCCAGTAAGGGCTTTTTGGGATTTGCAAGCCACAAGCGCAACCGACTCAAGCTTTGAACAAACTTATGTTAGAGGTCAAGTTTTTGTCACTCAACAGGTAACATTGGATTAACATGTCTACATCAATCCCAGTAAATAGCCCAATTGTAGTTACAGTTACTCCACAAGCTTCCCCAACTGTTAACTTAAACCAAATTACAGTTGGCCCCATAAACCAACCTGCCATCGCGTACACTCATACTCAGGGAACTTCGTCTGCGACGTGGGTAATCAACCATAATTTGGGTTGGAACCCAAATGTAACAGTACAAGACTCAGCTGGAACGACTGTAGAAGGCAATGTTAGCTACACAAATGTAAGTAGTTTAACTATTACTTTTTCAGGCTCTTTTAGCGGTAAAGCGTACCTTTCCTAAGGAGAAGATAAATGGCACGTAAGTTTTTAACGTCGATTGACTTAGTCAAGAACGAGCTTCAAAACGCTCGTATTCAAAACTTAGCTACTGACCCATCAAGTCCCGTAACAGGCCAGGTTTACTACAACACTGCCTCCAATGAAATGCGCGTTTACAACGGCACTATTTGGGAAGCTGTTGGACTTAATGGCGTAACCGCAGATGCCGCGGAACTTAACATCCTTGACGGAGCAACGCTTACCACCACAGAGCTTAACTACGTTGACGGAGTTACCTCAGGTATTCAAGGTCAGCTTGACCTAAAGGCTCCTCTTGCTAACCCTACTTTTACAGGCACTGTTTCGCTGGACTCTTCAATTGTATTTGAAGGCTCTACTGCAGACGGTAACGAGACTACGCTTACCGCAACTGACCCAACTGCTGACCGCACAATCACTCTCCCTGATGCTAGCGGAACAGTAATCCTTACTACAAATAAGGTTACAGATTTAACAGCTCCAACCAGCTCGTTCTCAATGAACAGCCAGACTATTACTTCTCTTGCTACGCCTGTAAACGCTACAGATGCAGCTAACAAGCAGTATGTAGATGACGTAGCTCAAGGCTTAAACATTCATGCAGCTTCCCTTGCAGCTACTACAGCAGCTCTCAATGCTACATACGACAACGGGACTTCAGGCGTTGGTGCAACCCTTACTAACGCAGGTACACAAGCAGCATTTGTTACTGACGGGGTAACCCCAACAGTCGGTGCACGTATTCTTGTTAAGCACCAGTCTACTGCTGCCCATAACGGTATCTATACTGTTACTAACACAGGTAGTGGCTCTAGTAACTGGGTGTTGACTCGTGCAACAGATTTTGATTCAGCGGTTGAAATCGCTGGTGGTGACTTCACATTCGTTGATACAGGTACAACTTTAGCTAATACTGGCTGGGTTAACTCTACAGAAGTAACAAGTGTTGGAACAGACGCTATTGAGTTCGTACAGTTCTCAGGTGCTGGAACCTACACAGCCTCTAACGGCGTAACTCTTACAGGAACTAACTTCACGTTTACTCCGCTTTCAACAGGTGGTTTGCAAACAGCTTCTGGTGGCGCATCTATCAAACTTGCTACCAACTCAGGTGCTGCTACAGACGGCGATGGCTTTGCAATTGGTGCTGGAAACGGTATCACCGTTGGAACCAACACAATTTCTGTTGACGCTTCCGTAGTAGCTAGAAAGTACTCAACAACCCTTTCTACCTCAGCTACCTCATATACAGTAACCCATAACCTAGGGACACTAGATGTTCACGTTCAAGTTTATGAAGTGGCAACTGGAGAAGAAGTTATTGTAGATAACGCCCGCGCCACAACAAACACTATAACTCTTGGCTTTGCGTCTGCACCGACATCTAACGCCTACAGGGTAGTTGTAATCGGGTAATATACATGAGTACAAAAGCATTAGTACCTCTAAACGTACTGGCTAAGAGCAGCGAGCCTGTTGGCCAACGAGCGGGTGACTTATACTTTGATACTAGTACACTAAAGCTAAGAATATACGATGGCACACTTTGGATTGACATTGTCGGTACTGGTGGCGCAGGTCAACTTCAGATAGATGGTGGAGCACCAGCATCTTTCTATGGAGGAACGCCAAATGTAGAAGGAGGATTTCCACTTTCTACATCTGCAGGGGCTTATACAGGGTCTTATGATGGAGGAGTTGCATAATGGCAGTTAATATTTTACTACGCAGAGGAACTGCGGCTGAGTGGACCTCTGCAAACCCAATTCTTCTTGAAGGTGAAGTCGGTGTAGAGACTGACACCAAAAAGCTTAAAGTTGGAGATGGCCTTACAGTCTGGGCGTCTCTACCTTATATCACTCTAACTCCAGCAGCTGCAGCAACCCTATACGCCCCACTTGCTAACCCTACTTTTACTGGCACAGTATCCCTTGACACTGGTGTCAACCTTGTATTTGAAGGCGCAACTGCTAATGCTTTTGAAACGACACTAGCAGTAACAGACCCTACAGCAGATAGAACCCTAACTCTTCCAGACTCCACAGGGACAGTTGCTACACAAGAATACGTAACAACTGAAATAGGAACGCATAGCTCAGACACAACCTCAGTACATGGAATTGCAGACACAGCAGACCTTGCTACAAAGACTTATGCAGACACGGCTGTAAGCACACATAGCTCAGATACAACTTCTGTGCATGGAATTACAGACACAGCAGAGCTTGCTACAAAGACTTATGCAGATAATGCGGCTGCTACAGCAATTTCTACATCACTTTCCACACACACTCTAGATACTGTAGAGGTGCATGGAATAGCAGACACTAGCCTTCTTGTAACAACAACTGGAACTCAAACTCTTACAAATAAAACAATTACCACTCCAGCTGGCCTAGTTAAATCAGATGTAGGCTTAGGCAACGTAGATAACACCTCAGACGCAAATAAGCCTGTCTCAACAGCGCAACAGACCGCTCTTGATTTAAAAGCCAACCTTTCAGGCCCTACATTTACAGGGACAGTTGGCGGAATTACAAAGTCTATGGTTGGCCTAGGTAATGTTGATAATACAGCGGACGCTGACAAGCCGATTTCAACTGATACACAGACAGCCCTTGACCTTAAGGCCCCAAAAGCTGACCCTACCTTTACAGGAACATTAGTACTACCTTCAACAGTAAATGGTCCAAGCATTAGCACATCAGTTAATTTGTTGTTCCCAACTCAAGGTGGTCACATTACCCTTGGTGGGTCACAGACTACTGGAAACCTTACACTTGGTGGAGGAGCAGCTAGAACAACTGGTGTAATTGGAATTGGAACTGGTGCAACAACATCTGGAACAAAGACAATTAATGTTGGAACTGGCTCAACAGGCGGAACTACAGAAATTACAATTGGCTCTTCAAGCGGAGCAACATCTAATATTACGTTAAATGGCTCAGTTACAGCAGCAAATAACCTTGTTGTAGAAGGAGACTTTACTGTAAACGGAACTAACTTCTCAGCATCAGCAACTTCTATCACAATTGAAGACAACATGCTTCAGCTTGCTCACCAAAATGCAGCAAATACAGTAGACCTCGGTCTTGTAGTTGCGTATAACGATGGTGCTGCAAAGCATGCAGGCCTTGTGCGAGACGTGTCAGACTCTACATGGAAGCTCTTTAAAGGCGTAACAACAGAGCCTGCAACAACCGTTGACTTTACCCAAGGGTCACTAGATGACCTTGCAGTGGCAGGGCTAACTGCAAGCTCACTTACAGTTGGGTCAGTTTCAAGCACAGAAATTGGGTATCTTGACGGCGTTACGTCAGCGATTCAAACACAAATCAATAATAAAGCCCCAATTGCTAGTCCAACCTTCACTGGAACTGTGACAGTTGCCGCAGATGGAATAGCCTTTACTGATGGCACACAGACTGCAGAAGGCGTACCATCACGCACTCCTATTATCCAAAAGACAGCATCTTATACGCTTTCATCATTGACTGAAAGAGATGACCTAATTGAAATGAGCTCATCCTCAGCCATGACGCTCACCATACCTCTAAACTCAGCAGTCGCCTTTCCAGTAGGAACATCAATTGACATTCTTCAAACCTCTACAGGACAGGTAACAATTGCTGGAGACGCTGGAGTAACAGTAAACGCAACTCCAGGATTAAAGCTAAGAACTCAATGGTCATCTGCAACTCTTTTTAAGAGAGCAGAAAACACCTGGGTTGTCTTTGGCGACTTGACAGCTTAAGAAAACACACAGGAGAATAAAATGGGTAAAAGAGTTGGAAAAAAGTCGCAGGCTTCAAACGACTTTTTAGAGCCATTAGCGCCAATAAGTGTATCTGCTTCAAACGTTGGAACAGACAGAGCGTATAATGATGGAGCAGCGGTTGTTTCATTCTCTTTACCAGCACTTTCCCCTGCTGCCACTTCTTTTACAGTAACAGCAAGTAGCGGCCAGACAGCAACTGGGTCATCTTCTCCAATTACAGTTACTGGTATTCCTGTCAGCGCCTCTGTAACGTTTACAGTAACAGCGACAAATGCTGCAGGAACTTCTGCTGCCTCTTCTGCCTCCTCTGCTATAGCTATTACAACAAGACCACAAGCACCACAGTCAGTTTCGGGGTCGACAGTCTCTGCAAACGTTAACAGAATCAGCTGGACCGCTGGAGCCGACGGCGGTAGCGCAATTACCTCTTACACAATCACTGGCTCTGACGGCACAAGCTACACAGGCATTTCAAGCTCAGCAGTAACTTATGATGCTGCGGATAGCACACCATCTTCTACTTCTCCAGGTTCACAGACGTATAGTATTGTCGCTATTACTGCAGTAGGCACCTCAGACGCAGCCTCAACAAGTACTGTTACTACTATTGCTCCGTTCTTCCCACCGTTCTTTCCGCCATTCTTCCCCTTCTTCCCGCCCTTCTTCCCGCCGTTTTTTCCATTCTTCCCGCCCTTTTTCCCGCCGTTCTTCCCGTTCTTCCCGTTCTTTCCGCCGTTCTTCCCACCATTCTTCCCGTTCTTCCCACCATTTTTCCCACCGTTCTTCCCACCGTTCTTCCCATCCTTCGGAAGCTGTACCTATTCATGCCCATCAGGGTGCACCCCATGCGGTTGCTTCTGTAACAGAGGAACATGCATCTGCTAAGTTAGAGACTGGTGTGATACTCTTAGGCCCTGAAAGGACTAAAAATGAAATATTTAGTAATGACTGCGCCAGATGAAAACGGCATTTCTGAAGTTTTTTATTCGGTAATTATGCCTGAGGGGGTTGCCCCAGCAGGTTTAATAGAGCGCTGGGACCTGCTGGTAGAGTCTTCTCCAGTAAAGGTAGTGTCTACTGCGTCTGCAGAAAACCTAGGACTCAACGCGGTATGGGACGAGAAGTCTAAAACGTTTTCTGAGTCAAGCGACAAGCCGTTGCAGAATAGAAAGCCCCTAGATACAAAAGCCCATTCTTTTGTAATCAACAACGAAGTTATCAGTGTCATTGTAGATAATGAGCCAGAAGTGACTGGTCCAAAGTTTGATGCTGGATTTGCTGAGCCAGTAATCGTGAAGTCGGTCTCTGAAGACAGTGAGATAGACCTAGGATACCTTTGGAATGGGAATGAGTTTTTAGCCCCAGAGAGCCTTTAATATGTCTGACGCTTGGAAAGAATGGAAAAAGAACCAAGGGGAAGCTAGGCCGTGGCATTTGTTAGACCCAAATGCTAGAATAACCGACCAAGACAAGATAGATAAAAGATACGACCTGTGCAAAAGCTGTGAGCATTTTATAAAGTTAACGACACAATGCACCCAGTGTGGATGCATAATGAAGGTAAAGACCACGCTACTTATTGCAGAGTGTCCCATAGGTAAGTGGGGTAAAGAAGAAAATGCACAATGAGAACGAGAACGCTTGGTTTACAAAAGA